GCTTTTTTTTAAAACGTAAAAATCCTTGTAAATGAGGTGTTCCATTTTCTCCTACTTCTTTGCCGATTATCCATTTGGAACAATTGGCCTGTAATATTGGAACTATGGAACTATACTCCTCTTCTGTGTAATTGTTAAACGTAAAACACCATCTTAATGCTGGTGAAATCTGCTTAAGTTTAGGTAAAGAGGGGGGACTAGTATTACCCCCCCTCTTGGAACTATTGGAACTACTGGTTTTAGACATTTATATTATTGCTAAAGATAATAAATATAGGGAAATAAACGCACCGCGGATAAATCCCTGAACCGAAATATTTAGGAATATTAAGGAGTTTTTCAGGATTTTTTTTTCTCATCTAATATTATAAATGCCTCATTCTTGGAAGAAGAAGAAAACTGTCTTACAGAAAGCAAAGCACGCAAAGGGTGCTGTAGCTCAATCTAAACAGATACAGACCTTGGCTCGTCAGGTCGACAATCTAAAAGACGCCAATCGTGAACATTCAATGCCGACTTACTATTCTATGTCATATTCCTCAAGGACTAACTCATATCCATTAGTTATTCCATTAACAGCAGGACCGTCTCCGCAAAGCGATGCAGACACTACGAATACTCCAGCAGATGATTGTAACTGGAAGAAAGTGTTTAACTTTGCACGAACTTCTACGACTACAAAACAAAATCTTAAGATGTATTCTCAATTCGTTGACGTTATAGTAGAACCAGGAAATGAGGAAGATTTACTCATTCATACTCTTTTCCTTGTTAAGTTGAACAATGAGGAAGACCGTGCGCGTCGAACTTATGTTCAAACGTCTAAAATGTCAAGTTTAAATAATGACCTAGACTTCGTAAGTAATTCACAACGTGATGGCGCTCAAGCATGGTTAAACCCAGAGCGCTATACCGTAATAAAAAGATGGGAGATGCACACATGTGGAGATGTCGTAACAGAACCTACTCCGGGAGCAGCAGGGACTATTCAAAATAAATCTGGTGCAATAAACAGATTCGGTTTTAAGATTAATTACAGCGGAAAACAGCTTAAAATAACTGGGAGTAATGCGAGAATCAATGACTATTTATACGAGGAAATCGCACCCGAATCAAAATACTTCCTTATCGCCTTTAGTGATAATTCTACACTCGACACCGAAAACCCATTAGTGAGTGTATCTTCCATAACAAAATGCAGAATGTTCTAGATTATACCATAAAGCTTATTATATCTTAAATAATTAAAATATAATAAAAACACGCTTACGAAGGCGTTTTGGTTCCCGACTGTCGGCGCTCTCTCACCCTTGTGAGAGCGCCGTAAAGGAGTGAACCAAAGCGACGAGGGCGTTTAGGGAAGACTAGAGGTTTCATCTCAATCAATCTCCCTAACTCGCCATCTATCTTCGGACAGTTTATCATAATCGGGTTCCTCGTTTGCAAAAATAAATAAATGAGGAGAATTCCCACATATCATTCCTCCTTCATACTTTCCTGAATAGAAATACATATCTTTAATATTCTCTATGCTTTCGTATGATAGGTAATCGCTGTTAAAGCTTCTTGGTATAGGGAAAACGACTAACTCTGGAGTTTGTCCGTTTGCCTTTTTGTATTCAACTATACCATTACGTACATCTGCGCCTTTACCACATAAGGCAATTGCATCATGTTTAACAGTTAGATATTTGCAAAATGCGGTCTTACCAACATTACCTTCCCTACTCCAATACCACCATATAGTTCTGTCATCTGGTTCATGTTTAATAATCTCAAGAATTTCTTGCTCCCAATCTCTGTCAGGATTGATGATTTTTATAGGTTTTGGTATACCATACCCTTCAAAATCTCCATCTTTTGAGCAATATGAAACATTTTCATCATCGTTACCTTTTGCCTTCTCCCAATGAATGGCTGATGTAAATTTAAACACACCAAGGGGTCTTTGCTTTTTTTTAAAACGTAAAAATCCTTGTAAATGAGGTGTTCCATTTTCTCCTACTTCTTTGCCGATTATCCATTTGGAACAATTGGCCTGTAATATTGGAACTATGGAACTATACTCCTC